ACACATACACTGTTTTCAGCACAGACAGTTACAGGCAAAGGTTCAGAGTCTATATTTACTGTAGATAAACCTTTGTATATTCATGCAGGGGACAAACTTATTGTTGCGGCAGGAACAGCAAACACTATTACTGTTGTTGTAGCAGCAGAAGAGTTTTATGATCCAAATAGGTAGTAACTATGGCAACACGTAAAGCACCAAAGAAACCTGCGAAGAAGAAAGCTAAAAGCAGAGTAAATGAGGCAGGTAACTATACCAAGCCAGAGTTACGTAAAAGATTATTCAATAAAATTAAAGCTGGCTCACGTGGCGGTAAGCCGGGGCAGTGGTCAGCAAGAAAAGCGCAGTTGCTTGCCCTTGAGTACAAAAAAGCAGGTGGCGGTTATAAAAGTTAATGGCTGCAAAACTGAACGAGAACACTGAGGTTGCGTTACCCCTTCGCAACATTATCAGCATGGTTGCTGCAGCCTCACTCGCAACTTGGGCATACTTTGGTATTATAGAGCGTCTTAATCAGATAGAGACAAACATCACAATGATGGAGTCTGACTTAGGACAGAATACTGAGTTTCGTATTAAATGGCCCAGAGGAGAGATGGGCAGTCTACCTGCCGACAGTGAGCAGTTCATGTTAATTGAACACCTTGCTGACCAGCTAGATGAACTGACAGCACAGATAGATGAAGGCCGTGCGCCACATGACCAGCAGCAGAAACTAACATTAGAGTTTTATGAAAAACGCATTGGTGCTATAGAAGCACGATTGGAGAAAATGCGAAATGGAAGTCATTAAAACAATGACATTGCTCTTGTATCTGAGTGGCGGTATTATAGAACATACTGGGCCAATGAGTATGTCTGAGTGCCTAAAGATGAAACGGCAGATAGAACGGAACGGTTGGAAAGACAGAGAGGACACTCGCTACTCTTGTGAAAAACGACAGGTTGAAGTAGATGTCGGCATAGATGGCAAAGAGTATATCGTAAGAATTGTAGAGTAATGATACATGCTTTTCTTCTGTTTGTGTTTATCGGTATAGGAGAAGATAAAAGACTTGTTAGCAACGATATGTATTTTCGTGATTTAAATGAATGTACATGGTATGCACAAAAGTTACACAAACAAGGAAACGAGATAACTGCATATTGCATTCCTAAACAAGTAGGTGAAGATACAAAGGTATACTAATGTTAGCAGAGATAGCCGCAGCCAATGCAGCATTTGCAGCAATCAAGATGGCTATCCGAAACGGACGTGAGATAGCTGACGTTGCTACGCAAGTAGGCAAATATGTAAATGCTACAGAAGACCTACGCAAGAAAGGCGAGAAGAAAAAACGCAGTGCGGGTGGTGCAGACTTAGAAGAGTTCATGCATCTTGAAAAGCTGAAGCAGCAAGAAGAAGAACTAAAGCAGCTTATGATATACACAGGCAGACCCGGCCTGTGGCACGATTGGATAAGATTTCAAGCACAGGCACGTAAAGACAGAATAGCCGCAGCAGAGGCCCGTAAGAAACAAATACAAAAGTGGATTGAAATAGCAACTATAACTATTTTATTTATTGTAGGATTAGTTGGTTTAGCTGCGTTATTTGCTTGGGCTATATATTTAAGAGGCACTTTGTAATGGCACTTAAAGGACCACAGAAAAGTCTAAAGGCTTGGACTAAGCAAAAGTGGGGAACTAAAAGTGGGAAGCCGTCTGGAAAAACTGGAGAACGGTACTTACCTGCTGCGGCTATCAAAGCGTTGTCACCGCAGGAGTATGCGTCTACAACCGCTGCTAAAAGAAAAGGAACTAGTGCTGGTAAGCAGTTCGTCCGACAGCCTAAAGCGATATCAAAGAAAACAGCCAAATTCAGAAGGGGCGTATAATGCTAACCGCACTGATAGGACCAATAAGTAGTATTGCTTCTACGTGGCTTGAAGGCAAAGTAGAAGAGAAGAAAGCACAGTCAGCCACAAAGGTAGCTAAAGCACAGGCTGAAGCTGTAGTGATGCAGAAGAAAGCTACAGGTGAGATTGACTGGGATTTGGAGATGGCTCGTGGTAGTCAGTCTTCGTGGAAAGATGAGTGGCTTGTTATTCTGTTTAGCATTCCACTAATACTAGCGTTTATACCGGGCATGGAAGATATTGTGGCAAATGGTTTTGCTCAACTGGAAAAAATGCCTGATTGGTATCAGTATAGCCTTGGAGTTATTGTCGCTGCTTCTTTTGGTGTACGTAGTGCGACTAAATTTTTCGGGAAGAAGTAATGAAGTTGCTGACAATTCTACGCAATCTTTTTACGTACAATCACGTGGGTGATTTGTCTCAGCATAGACAGCACACACTTCGATATGAGGACTTATGTAAATAATGGCAGATTGGTGGAGACGATGGCTGCAGTTTAATCTTACAGCCAAACTAACTATGATAGCTTCTGTTGCAATGTCGTGGCGTTGTGCGGAGTGGTTTATGAATTTGGAAGACCCAACAACACAACAGTCTGCATTTGTTTCTGTTATCATGGGTGTTATGACAGGTGTGTACGGTATCTATCTAGGCAGAGAAGCGAAAGGTAAGTAAATGAAGTACATTCGCACACATCTTATTAAAAAACTTATTGAGCATGAAGGTCTGCGCCTTGAAGTTTATCAAGACACTTTGGGTATTGATACAATTGGTGTGGGCAGAAACCTTGAAGACAGAGGCATTACCAAAGAAGAACTTGAGGCTCTGGACTTCCCAAACATAGAAGCAGTGTACGAGCATGGTATTACTGAGGCTGACGCTGCATATCTATTAGAGAATGACGTGCAGATAGTCGAAGAGGAACTGTTGAAAGCGCACCCTTGCGTGGCAGAATTAGACTCTGTACGTCAGCTTGTACTGGTAGACATGGCATTTAATATGGGTGTGCCAAGGCTGTGTAAGTTTAAGAAAATGTGGAATGCTATTCACGAAGAAGACTTCCGCACCGCAGCAAAAGAGATGCTAGACAGCAGATGGTCTATACAAGTAAAAAGACGCAGCCACAAACTAGCGCATGCTATGCATCATGGAGAGTTTAAATAATGGCAAACGAATTTATCGAAAGAAATAAATCTGGAACTCCTATGTTGTATAGGGGCAAAAAAGGTGGTGATAAACAACTGCTAGGTAAAGCATCTAAGTCTGATATACAAAGACTTGGAATTAGTGGTGAAATTGGCGCACTAGAAGCTGCTAAAGAAGCTATATCGGGTTTGTTTTCAAGTAAAGATAAAAAGAAAGGCAAATCTATTTCGGAAGGTTTGGGTTCCTTTGTTTCCAGCCTTTCAAAAAATAAAGGTGGTTATATTGGCAAGCCACGCAAAGGTCATACTGACTATCGTTTTAATAAAGGTGGCATGGTTATGTCATCTACAAATAACATGAAAAAGAAATAATGTGGCCCTATAACATAGAAGAAGCAAAATGGCTAGAGAACTAAACGAAAGACAGCAGAAGTTTCTTGAAGTCCTCTTTGAAGAGGCTGGCGGTGACGTAGTTGCCGCAAAGAAACTAGCAGGTTATTCAGAGGGTACTGCTACAACTGCAATTGTAAAAGGTCTTAAGGAAGAGATACTTGAAGCAACGCAGATGTACATGGCACGTAACGCACCTAAAGCTGCTATGGCTATGGTGGGCGGTTTGCATGACCCAACTGAACTTGGCATTCGTGATAAGATGTCAGCAGCTAAAGAACTGCTAGACCGTACAGGTTTGATTAAGACAGAGAAGGTACAGGTAGAAGCTGCAGGTGGTGTGATGCTTATGCCAGCTAAAGCACCTGTAACTGAGGATGAGTAGAAGCGTAGGCAAGTGGAAGTTGCCTCAGCCAACAGATATTAAAAATGAAACCGAATGGGTGCAGATACCACGAATTGCACGTACTGTACCATTTGGGTATAAGCAGAACGAAGAAGACCCAGACATTCTTGACCCCATTCCACAAGAACTAGACCTACTGGAAAAAGCTAGACAACATGTAAATCAATACAGCTATCGTGAGGTAGCTAACTGGCTTAGTACAAATAGTGGTAGGTATATATCGCACGTAGGATTAAGAAAAAGGTTAAGCAATGAGCGACAGCGTAAGAACCAAGCTGCAAGCCTCCGCAAGTGGGCAGAGTATGCGGAAAAGGCAATCGCCAAAGCGCAAGAAATCGAAGAAGCAAGAACAGGCGCAAAAGCCACAGGTTGAAATACAAGAGGTAGAATCTGAAGCTGTTGAGTTTGAAAATATCGAAGAAACAGCTAACGTACTCTTCAAACCAAACCCCGGCCCACAAACAGACTTTCTTGCAGCAAGTGAGCGTGAGGTTCTTTACGGTGGTTCAGCAGGTGGTGGTAAATCATATGCCATGCTTGCAGACCCGCTTCGCTATATGGGGCATCCACAGTTTAGTGGGTTGCTCCTACGACACACTACGGAAGAGTTACGTGAACTGATATTTAAGTCACAGGAACTCTATCCAAAAATCTGGCCCGGGATAAAGTGGTCAGAACGTAAGATGCAGTGGACTGCGCCATCTGGAGCGAGGTTGTGGATGTCATACCTTGATAGAGATGAAGATGTCCTGCGCTATCAGGGTCTAGCTTTTAGCTGGATAGGCTTTGACGAACTGACCCAATGGCAATCGCCATATGCATGGAATTACATGCGAAGTCGTCTACGGTCCACTGCACCTGACCTGCCTATCTTTATGAGGGCAACAAC